GGCGCTGCCTTTTACATTTGGCATGCTGATTCTGAGGGCTACAACTTTCGAGGCGCTGCTCAAGATACCGGCTGGAAGGTTCGTCAGTGCCTGATCTGGCTCAAGTCTTCGCTGGTCATGGGTCGACAGGACTACCACTGGATGCACGAGCCTTGCCTCTACGGCTGGACCGAGGGTGCTGCCCATACTTGGAACTCAGATCGCAAGCAAACCACAGTTCTGGAATTTGATAAGCCGAGAAAAAATTCTGAGCACCCAACCATGAAACCAGTTGATCTTTTTCGATATCAGATCAACAACTCCACCAAACGCAACGCCTTGGTGCTTGATTCCTTTGGCGGCTCAGGCACGACGATCATTGCCTGCGAGCAGATTCAAAGGAACGCCCGATTGATGGAGCTTGACCCTCGCTATTGCGATGTCATCGTCAAGCGCTGGGAGGACTTCACCGGTAACACCGCCATTTGTCACCCTGCTGCGTCACACTTTGATCAAGGCCAGCCGGAGGACTGATGGGTAAGAAGTCCACCAAAATTGAGATGGACATGCGCATCAACCGCGTAGCTCGGCTCTTAGCAAACGGCGCTGTCCGCTCTGAGATCCTTCAGTACGCAGCGAAAGAGTGGGAGGCTTCAGACCGTACTGCTGACACCTATATCGCCCGTGCGCGGGAGCTTATCCGCGCTGACTGGGAAACTGATCGCCTGACTTTTACTGCAGAGATTCTTGCCCAGTTGGCAACGCTTCAAAAAGAGGCCAGAAAGCAAAACAACCTCGGCGCTGCTTTGGGCTGCATCAAAACCGCCGCGCAGATTGCCCAGGTGCTGCAGTGAATGGAATCCTCAGCCACATTGCCGAAGGCTCTGTGCTGCAACGGATTGGTGAAAGCAACACGGCGTTTGACGTTCAGCGCCTTCTCGATCGGATCAGGGACGACCTGCACCCAGGCCAGCGGGCCTTTGTAGATGATGATCAGACCGAAATCCTTGGCATCAGTGCTGGTTACGGCGCTGGCAAAACGCGAGCCCTAGCGGCAAAGGCTTGCTTCATGGCTGCTGCAAACCAAGGCTTCACGGGTTGCGTGATGGAGCCAACTGGTCCGTTGATTCGTGACATTTGGCAAGCGGACTTCGAGCAATTCCTTGAGCACTATGAAATCCCTTACACGTTTCGTGCCTCGCCATTGCCTGAGTACGTTTTGCACTTTCCCGGCGGCGACAGCAAGCTGCTGTGCCGATCCTTCGAGAATTACTCCAGGATCATCGGCTTGAACCTTGCCTATATCTTGTGCGATGAAATTGATACCGTTAACCCTTCTATTTGCACGCGGGCATTCCCAAAGATCCTCGGTCGTCTAAGGGCTGGCAATGTTCGGCAGTTCAGCGCAGCATCAACGCCAGAAGGCTTCCGCTGGATGTGGAACACCTTCGGCTCAGAAGAAGCGCAGGAACGCTCAGACCGAAAGCTCATCAGGATGCGGACAGCTGACAACCCGTACCTGCCGCAGGATTTTATTGAAAGGCTCCAAGCCAACTACGATCCGAGCCTGCTCAAGGCATATCTCGAAGGGCAATTCTGCAACCTCACGACCGGTCAGGTTTACGACAGGTTCAGTCGTGATAAGCACGTCACAACCTCCATCCCCGATGTCAGCACTGAGCCATTGCGTGTGGGCGTTGACTTCAACATCGGCAACATGTCCGCAGTCATTGGCGTTCGCTTGGGCAGCAAACTTCTGTTGATTGATGAGATCAGCAAAGCGCATGACACTGATGCCATGGCGCAAGCAATTCAATCCCGTGCTCAAGGTCGCAAGGTCTACATCTACCCAGACGCATCCGGCGGCAACCGCAGCACGAACGCATCGCGCACTGATATTCAGATTCTTGAGTCGTATGGGTTCAGCAATCAATCGCCTAAAGCAAATCCTCCCATTCGTGATCGGGTGGCTTCTGTTCAGGCTTTGCTGGAAAACGGTAAAGGCGAAGTCCGGTTGCAAGTGGCAGCAAATTGCAAGCGAACGATCGAGTGTTTAGAGCTGCAGAGCTACACCGAAGCCGGTGACCCAGACAAAGATGCTGGCTATGACCACATGAACGATGCGCTGGGGTATCTGATTTACCGTGACTTCTCAATGCTCAATGCACAAGCTGGACGGGGCACAGGGATCAGGCTTTACTAAACTGCTGGCATTGAGCGGGATTGGGTCGTGTATTCAGGTTTCTCAGGTAGGCAGCGTGTAGGCAACGTCACCACTGTTGAAAGCCCAAACACGGCTTACATCAACATGGAGCCGCATTGGCTCCTGATTGAAGCTCTACTGCAGGGCACTTACGGCATCAGAAAAGGGCACAGAAAATACCTGCCGCAAGAACCAAGAGAACTAGACGAGGCTTATGACAACAGGCTCATGCGTTCAACGCTTGCGCCGTATTACGTCAGGCTGGAACGCATGTTGGCGGGCATGTTGACCCGCAAGCCTGTGCGCTTGGAGGATGTCAGCGATGTTATAACTGAGCAACTGTTTGACGTTGACTTGCAGGGAAATGATCTCAACGTCTGGACCTACGAAACTGCTCGCAAGTGCATCAGATATGGTCACGTCGGCGTCTTAGTTGATGCACCAAAAGCTGGTGAAAATGGCCGCCCATATTGGACGCAATACACACCAAGGGACATTTTAGGTTTTCGATCTGAGATTGCTGACGGCAAGCAGCAGCTGACAATGGTCAGGCTGATGGAAAAGATCACTGTTCCCGATGGCCTGTACGGCGAAAAGCAGGTTGAGCAGGTGCGTGTGCTTACACCTGGCGCGTTTGAGATTCATCAGAAAGATGACAATGGCGAGTTCCGCTTAGTGGATGAAGGCAGGACCAGCCTGAGCGAGATCCCGTTTGCGGTGGCTTACTCAAACCGCGTCGGTGTCCTTGAGTCGCGGCCACCACTGGCTGACATCGCAGAATTAAACCTGAAGGCGTATCAGGTGCAGTCTGATCTGGATAACCAGCTGCATATCTCGGCAGTCCCGATGCTGGCGATTTTCGGCTTTCCGCAATCGGCGGAAGAGATCAGCGCAGGTCCAGGAGAAGCTTTAGCCCTCCCGGAATCGGCGTCGGCTTCCTACATCGAGCCATCAGGCAACAGCTACAGCGCACAGTTCCAACGCCTTGATCAGATCGCACAGCAGATCAATGAGCTGGGCCTTGCTGCAGTGCTTGGGCAAAAGCTCAGCGCAGAAACAGCAGAAGCCAAGCGGATCGATCGCAGCCAAGGCGACAGCACCATGATGGTGATTGCTCAGCAGATGCAAGATCTGATCGACAACTGCCTGACGTTTCACGCGCAGTACATGCAGCAGTCCCAAGTCGGCAGCAGCTTCATCAATCGCGACTTCTTGGCAACGCGCCTAGAGCCGCAGGAGATCCAGGCACTGCTGCAGCTTTACACCGCTGGCACGATCACTCAGGAAACACTGCTCAATCAGCTGTCAGCCGGTGAAGTGCTAGGCGACGAGTTCGACGTTGAGGAAGAGATCGAAGCTACGCAGACCGGCGGGTTAATTGAAATGGACAAGCCCGAACCCGAGGTTGAGGCTGAGGCCACAATGCCGGAAGCAGATCCTGAGGTTACTGATGAGCTGGATTGATCACCTGAGAAAATCCGAAAAGCAAGAGCCTGACAAACAGTATCTGTACTACGTCAGGCAGCAGCTCAAGCAACAGGTCTATGCCGTGGTGCGAGTTACTTGGTACGACGAGGACGGGATCTACAGCGTCACTGAAACCCGCGTTAACAAGAGAGACGCGCAAGTAATTCAAGAGTTCAGCGACATCGTCGGCAACGCTTTGACCATCGGGGCGGATGTCTCTGTGATCTGCGTTGATAAATCCGAGCGGTTGGATCTGCATGATTTATGAGCACACCTTCGGAGCTGTACCGCAATGCAATCGACCTCAATCGATTTAGCAACAGCGTTGCCAAGCGGATTGCTGTTACATACAACGATCTTATTTTGGATATTGTTAATCAGCTCCGTGGGCTTGATGAGTTTGATTCGTCTGCGAAAGCTGCACGGCTTCAGGCGATTCTCGCGCAACTGAAAGAGTCGCTTGATGGCTGGGCCGAGACCAGCACGCTTGCGGTTGTCGAAGATCTGCAGGGCTTGGCGCAACTGCAAAGCGAGTTTGTGGCAAATGAGCTGAGACGGGCTTTGCCGATTGATATGCGCAGACAGATCAACAGCGTTCAGATAAGTCCGCAGTTTGCGCAGTCAGTAGCAACCGTGGACCCCACAGCAATCAACGTGGTGTCTCTCAGTGATGACCTGCAGGCGGCTGTCGCTGGTTCGCCGCAGACGTTTCGTCTTACGGCTGCTCAGGGCACGACGATTACGTTGCCGAATGGCAAGGTGCTTCAGAAGTCGTTCCGTGGACTTGCTGAATCGCAGGCCGATCTTTTTGCAAAAACTGTGCGCAATGGGTTGCTGACTGGTGAATCAACTGATCAGATTGCACGGCAGCTAAAGGGCCGGCTTCGCTTTGGGCAGCCCGGCAGCTTGCTTCAAATCGCACAGGCTGGAGGGCAGGTGACAGCCGTGGCGAACAATCAAGTCAACGCGATGGTGCGCACAAGCATCAATCAAGTGGCTAATGAAGCGAGCCAGCAGGTCTACAAGGCAAATCAAGATGTGACCAACCGTTATCGATATGTCGCGACTTTGGACAGCAGGACCAGCGCCATCTGTCGCGCGCTTGACGGGCAAGAGTTTGACTACGGCAAAGGGCCAACGCCTCCGCAGCATTTCAACTGCAGGTCCACAACTGTGCCGATCATTGATTACGAGGGGCTTGGTTTTGACCCTCCACCACCTAGCCAGTTGCGGCGACCTAATACTGCGTTTGGGCCGTCAAGATCAACACGCGGTGACAGCGTGCCCGACAATCAAACTTATGGCGAGTGGCTGGACAAGCAATCCAAGGCAACTAAGCAGGATGTTTTAGGCAAAAGCAAGGTGCCTTACTTCAACCGCTTGGTAGATAAGTTCGGCCCTACAGATGCAATCCGAAAGTTTGTTAGTGCGGACGGTTCAGAGCTAACCTTGGAGCAACTCAAACGTCGTTATCCCAATGAGTAACCTGCCCAGCAAGTATCAGTTCACCGTTCAAGAATCGAACGAGGCGCCGTCTTGCCCACCCAGAAAGCCCACGCCGAAGGGCAAGGCTGCTAAAAAGGAAGGGTCTAAGGGGAACGACTGATGCCAATGGGATCGGGAACATACGGCTCAAAGATGGGTCGGCCTCCTAAGAAAAAGAAGAAAAAGAAGGGCGGCAAGAAAAAGTAATGGCACGGAAGCGGCGGCGAGTTCCAAAGGACAAGGCCACGGGTCTGCCTAAGAAGTACTTGTCAGGTGCTAAAAATCGCGCCGCCAAAGCCCGTGAGATCAAGCGGACTGCCGACGCTTACAAGCGCGGTGAGTTCATCGACATCAAAGCCGTTTCAGCATCGAGGGCCAAACAAGGTGGCACCAAAAAGAAAACCACTAAGCGAAAGCGTAAAAAAGGCTCTTAAGAAAAAGGCCGAGGGCACACGCTTCACCTATGGACAGCTCGCGGCTGTCTACAGGCGAGGGCAGGGCGCTTATCTGGGGAGTGGTTCGCGGAATGTCCCGATGGCGGCTTGGGCCATGGGCAGGGTAAACAGTTTTGTGTCAGGCAAGGGTGGCGCACGAACGGCTGACGCTGATCTGCTGAAAAAGCGCAGCAAGAAAAAATGAAACTAACGACCCGTCAAAAAAATGCCCTTGCGAGGCATCAAAAAGATCACGGCCACACAAAGGCGCACATGGATTTCATGAAGCGCAAGATGCGTGAGGGCATGAGCTTTTCTCAAGCGCATCGCTTGGCAATGACCAAGAAAGGCAAATGAGCATTCAGAGGGGCGGCCATACGTTCGCGGGCTTTGACAAACCGATCCGCACCCCTAACCATCCCAGCGGCAAAAGTCATGCAGTGGTTATCAATGACGGCGGCAGCCCTCGGCTGATTAGGTTCGGCCAGCAAGGCGCAAAGACCAAGCCACCGCGTAAAGGTGAAAGCGCAGCAGACAAGGCAAAACGGGCTTCATTTAAGAAGCGCCACGCAAAGAACATCGCCAAGGGAAAAACATCTGCCGCATTCTGGGCAGACAAAGTAAAGTGGTCGTGAAAACAACCTTACGGGTTATTCATGTCTGAAGAGCAGAATCAGGAGATTACGTCTCCCGAAGCGCCAAACAACGCGGAACTTGACAAGCTAAAAGCAAGTGTCGCAGCTTTAGAAAAGAAGAACTACGACCTCATCGGCAAACTGCAAAAGAACGAGCTGATAGGTGAAGTCCCTGACGATTACGAGGCTCTAAAAGATTTCAAGCGCAAGGCTGAACAGAGCAAACTGGAATCAGAAGGCAAATACACCGAAGCGCGACAAGCTTTGGAGCAGCAGTTCCGTGAGGCGGCGGAAGAAAAGGACAAGCGCATCGCTGATCTTGAAGCGCAAGTGCGAGAGCTGGAGTTGATCACCCCTGCCAACACTGCCTTAGCTGACGTAGTGCATGATCCCAGCATTGTGTTCAAGGCGCAGCTTCTAAACCCCAATCAGATTGAACGGGAAGCCGACGGAACCGTTGTTGTCGTCAATGGCTACGAACGCAAACCAATCAGCGAGTGGGCTAAAACTTTGCCCAGTTACATGCAGAAAGCACCAAAGCCACAGGGCAGCGGAGCACCGGCAGGACGCAGCGCAGGGGGTGACGTTCCACCTGGAACAAAGAATCCATTTGCCAAGGACACTTACAACCTCACTGAGCAATCACGACTGTTCAGAACGGATCGGGATATGTATGAAAGGTTGAAAGCTGCAGCGAACCGTTAATATGCAAGACATAGGCGCGGTTACGCCGAGCCATAAGGGTTACGCCCACACCGTAAAAACCATTTTTTGAGGATCTGTCATGGCGACTCTTCGCTCTGACATCATCATCCCTGAGGTATTTACGCCGTACGTCATTGAGCAAACCACTCAGCGTGATGCCTTTTTGGCTAGCGGTGTGGTTCAGCCAATGGCCGAGCTAAATGCCGCCGAGGATGGTGGTGACTTCGTTCAAGTGCCTTTTTACAAGGCAAACCTGTCAGGCGATTTTGAGCGTCTGACTGATAGCTCTTCACTGACCCCAGGCAAGATCGAAGCCGACAAGCAAGTTGGCGTCGTTCTGCACCGTGGTCGTGCTTTTGAGTCACGCGACTTGGCTGCACTGGCTGCCGGTTCTGACCCAATGGCTGCTATTGGCGACAAGATTGCTGATTACGTTGCCAACCAACGTCAAAAGGATCTGCTGTCCTGCCTGGCCGGTGTATTCGGCGCAGTCGGTGACACCAGCTCTGCTGCTTATGCAGGCCTGGCCGTTGACGGCGAAACCGGCGACACCCCAACCCAACTGACAGCTCGTCAGATTGTGGAAGGTCAGTCACTGTTGGGCGATCAAGGTGACAAGCTCGCCGCTATCTGCGTTCACCCGAAGGTCTATTACGACCTGAAGGAGCGCCGTGCGCTTGACATGATCTACGACAACAACGGTCAGCCTGACTCTGGTGCAACTCAAGGTTCATTGGCTAACGCCTTTGGCAACGTTGCTGTTCCCACCTTTATGGGAATGCGCGTGATCGTGTCTGCTGATGTGCAGACCGCTGGTTCCGGTGCTTCCACCGAATATGCCAGCTACATGTTCACCCAAGGTGCCATTGGCTCCGGCGAACAACTCGGGCTTCAAACCGAGACCGATCGTGACATCCTCGCTAAGAGCGATGCCATGTCGATTGATCTGCACTACGTGTATCACCCAATCGGCTCTAAGTTCTCCACTTCCGTTTCCAACCCCACAAG